GCTCATGGATGTGCAGCGCGATGGTATCGGCGACGTCGTTCTTGAACTTGTCCTCGGCGGTCATCGGCACCTCCCTATCGTCCGCCAGATACGATCGAGCCTCTCCGCGACTGTTTCTAAGACGCGTGCGAAGCGATCTGTCTCATCGTGGGTCATGCCACCGTTGAGCCAGTGGATGTAGTCTTCCATAGCCACCTTGTTAGTGAAGGTGCGTAGGTAGGTAGTGTCAGCGCCCTCGCCGAACACACCTACCTCCCATTGCTGGTCGCCCAGCTGGCGCACAACACACGTCATTGGCCACCTTTCATCGCTGTAGCGGCCAGTTCCTCATGGGCGGTAACGAGCGCCGCATCGAGGATGAGGTCATCGTTGTTCCATCGGCCCTTGTATTTCTCAGGCACGTAGTTGTCTATCCACCATGTGAGGTCTTTGGCGCTCATCTTGCCTAGCTGTGCGCCTTTCTTTTTGCCGAAGTGGATAGCCACGCCACGCCACTCGCCCACTTGGGCGTCCGCCAGTGTCTGATGCGCATCGCTGCCATCTATCGTCTTGCGCATCGCCCAGCCCTCAGGCACCGTCGCCGTCTTAGCCTTTGGGTCATCGAATGGCCCACGCTCCTGCTTACCGTTGCCGGACGCTATCTCGGCAGCGTCGGAGTCACTAGCGCCCGCGTCTGACGCTTTGAATGCTTTGAGCAGGCGATCTTTCGACGACAGGACGCGCCTGATCACGCCAGCTGGGGCATTGGCCAGCTTCGCCAGATTGGGAGCGACTAACTTGCGCTCCTTGAGCATGGCTAACACGAAGCCCTCTGGTATTTTGTTCTCAGCTATCCACTTGCTTAGCTCTAACAGCCCGCTCACATCGCTCTCCGCTGTCTCAGATGTGACTACCTTGCCCTTGGCCTTCTTAGCGGGTAGAGGCTCGGCCTCATACTCGCGGAAGCGACTGTGCTTCGCGGGTGGCGCGGTCGCCTTCTCTGCGTTGTCATCCTCGTCGCCAGTAAGGATGCCAAAGCCATTGCAGAACGCATAGCGCTTGGCAAAGGTGAGCGCCGATGCAAATCGCTGTGGCTCGTTCATGAACGCATCCTTGTCGATGGGCACGCCGAATGAGGACGTTTCCGCGTGGCCCGCCTTGTGAGTGATGATGCAGATGGCCGACACGAAGCCCGCTTGCTCGATCTTAGGCGAGTCGGTCTTGTAGTTGAAGCCGTGTTCTTCGATGAGGTCCTTAGTCTGATTGACTATGCTCTCGATGGGCGCATAGCGGAATCGCTCTGTGCCGTCTCTGTTGCGGACGATCTTGTCCTTCTTGATCACTGGGCACGCCCTCTGGAACGCGGCTAGTGACTTGTGGTATTCCTCTCTGGCCCACTCGGCCTTTAGCTCCCGCCTCATGCTGAGTAGTTTCTCCATCGTCTCCACGGTGGAGTTCTTGTCGATAGCTCGCGCTATCAGCTGCTCCACGTTCTCACGTGGAACGAGCGCCATGTCGTTCTCGACTGTGCGTTTGACTGCTTTTGGTTTTGTCATATGGTTGTTATCCGTCGTTTGCTATGTTGCTTGTTATGAGGCGCACAGGGTTATTCTTGTGCGCCTTCTTTTGTCCATAGGGGAACGCCAACTATCCTGAAATCAAGTTAGTTGGCCGCTGCTGGCTCCTGTGTTGGGAATAGCGCCTTCAAGTCCGACAGTCGGACGTAGTAGCGGCTATACTTGCCCGCTGGCGTGCGCCTAGCGAACACTCTGCCCTCAGCCACGGCCTGCCGGATGCTAGTATGGGGCATCCACGCCGTTAGCGGGTCGGCCCTTAGGCGTCTTAGCGCTTCCGCCAGCTGTATCAGTGGCTCGTCGCTGTCGCCCTCGGGTGGTAGCTGTGTCTTTTTCATTGGTTTCCTTTCGTGTTATGGGAGGTGCTATGTGGTATTTGTAGATGAGGCCACCTCTGAGCCTCATGCCGTTCAGATAGACGTGGCGCTGGTCGATCTCGCTAAGACCTGCCAGTAGCGCATCCATCTCGGCTCGCTTCTTGGGGTTGGCATGGAGCGCGGCCCATTGCTCTGCGCGATGGCGTAGCTCCGCTGCATGGTCGCGCTGGGGTGGCGCGGGTGGTGGTTTCGCCATGGACTTGCCATGGCCCGTTGCTGGTGCTGCTTGCTTTTTGGGCATAAAACGTGATTTGACTGCGGGCAGAAGTGGCCCGCGCTGCCCCGACGATTGCCGCTACGTGCCGTTTGGGAGCAATCCTTAGTCAAGGGGCAGGAACGGTGTCAGGACGCGTTCTGCGGCATCCTCGGCACTTTACGGTGGTTTTTAGTATGGCGTGGCCTGTAGGTAGGATCGATCAGCGCCAGCGCCCGCCTCGCGTGACATGGCCCGCATAGGCAGACCGTCCCGCAATTAGATCGCTGGCATGGCTGATCGCCCGCCCATCGCAGACCATCGCGAATGTGTCTGCTCATACCGCTAAGTCGCCATCGTTCAATGTGGCGATGTTACGTAGCTTGCGCCTGACCTGTGCGCAGGCCCGCTCCTCTACCGTGTCAGCGGCAAAGACGATCTTCTGCACACTGGGCGCACCGCCCGCCCTATGGACGCGGCCCAGCGCCTGCTTCAAGTCGATGGCGCTGTAGGTGGGACTGATGATGGCCATACGCGGTCGCCCACTGGCCTTGCCCTGTAGGCTAACGCCAGTGCCGCCCGCCTTGATGTTACACACGATGAACATGATCTCGTCATCGTTGAACATATCTATGAGGCGTTGGCGGTCCTCCAGTCTATCAGCGCCAGTGATCGTGTTATGAGCTAGGCGCTCTCGACTACGCTTTATGAGGCGCTTGCTCACCGCCTGTATGCTCGCATCGAAGTTGAGGAACAAGGCCACGCTCATGCCTTCATCTACGGCGTCGATGGCCATGTCCACCATCATAGGCACTTTGAGCAATTCGGCCCGCTGCCTAGCTCGTAGTATCTGAGTCAGCACGTTAGCGCCCACGTCCCTAGCCTCGGTCGCCTCTAACTCGGCGATCTCGCGCCTCATCTCGGCATAGACCGCCTGTATCTCGCGGGTCTCCTTCTCACCCATGTCGTATGGCTCAGGCTGCACCTGAGTGGCTGGGAAACGGTTGCCTAGGTCAGCTATGCGTATCCTGTTACCACGATGAGGGAAGATGGCGCGGTGTATGTCAGCGAGCACCTTGCGCCCGCCCACGAACACATAGCCCCACTTGCCCTGCTTGACGCCATGATCCTGCATCCAGCCGAAGAAATGCTCAGCCTTCGATATGAGGCCAGTGAGCAGCGCCACGAACTTCATCTGCATCGGGTTGTCAGCCGCTGTAGCTGAGCCAGCCAGCACGTGGTAGCCCTGCTTGATGGCGTTGATTCCCATTAGGCAGTTCCATGTCTTGAAGTCTTTCATCTTGTGGCAGTCATCGAACACGATGAGCCACTCCTCAGGGTCAAGCCGCGTCTCGTCCCACACGAAACGTTTGCGGCGTTTCTCATTGCCGAATCGATCTACCACACGCTCATTGAACGCATAGGCGAACTCGGTGTTACCCGTTCTCAGCGCCTCATAGTTAATCACGATGGCTTCCACGCCGAACAGCTTAGCTATGCGATACCACGGATGGATGACGCTCTTAGGGCACACGACGAATATCTTGCGGCCTAGCACCTTGGCTACGCCACATGACACAGGCGTTTTGCCCACGCCAGTATCGCTCGCATCCAGCCCGCCACGCCACTCGTAGATGGCCAGCGCCAGTATCCGGATTGACGGTAGCTGGTAGCGGTAATCGAGTCCCGTCTCAGCCTCGATGCTGTCGTAAACGCGCTCTACCTCCTCGTAGCGTGCTTGCAGCGTCGCGGGTAGCTCAACGTCCACGGCCTCAGGTGCGGCACTATCTCGGGCATCCTCGGCGGTCGCGCCGTTGACCTCCATGCCAGTGCCATCGGGCCTCAGCCACTCGCTTAGCTGCCAGTCATCCTTCCATCGTCGGAGCGAGTAGCCTTGCGCCTTCAGATCGCCAGTGGCCCACGCTATCCAGAATGGATGGTTGCGGTCAGCGGGCGGTGTGCAGTTGCGGACTAGTCGCGGCCCGACCTTAGTCTCGACGAGCTTGGGTGGTTCCCATGGAAGCTCATCTATGTTGAAGTTACTCATAATGCTTGTTTTCCTCTCTAATACTCGATGGGCCTATAGCTTGTCGCATAGTCCAATTCGTTTCTCAATGCTTGATACGATGGCTGCGCGCATTCATTCACTAGCCATAGCGAACGGGGCATAGCCCTCTCGCGGCTCATGTGAACGTCGAAGTGGGAGCAGCCGAATGGCGCGACTGGATGCACCTTGCAGCGATCATCGTCGCCTAGGAACACGCACCGTCCACGCCTCATCTTAGGCGTGATGCTTCCCACTCTAACCGTCTTACCATCTACTCTCACTAGCGCTCCCGGACTGGCGCAGAAGTGCCGCTTGGCGTCCTCCACGCTCTCGCCTAGGTGCGCCGCTATGCGCTCCAAGTCACCGCCCGCTATCGGGCCTGCCTGTCGCTTGCAGCACTTGACGCACTCGCTACAGGCGCATGTGGTGCGCTTGAATTCATCGGGTGCGCTCATGGCTCACCTACCTTCAGCGCCAGTTGGACTAACTGCTCACAGTCGCGGCATCGTTTCCGCTTAGGCAAGCCTGCGCTTTTCTTAGCGAACTCGAAGTGGCCGCACTCCATGATGTGCTTGTATGAGCCTTCATTGGGGCGGTTGTATCGCGTCGTCATCCACTCGCGCTTGACTACCTTGCGGAAGATCATGGCTGCTCTGTCTTTCCCATGAGGCGCTTCCATAGGAAGTCGGCCACGTCTTTTGGATCGAAGTCTGACTTGCGGCTCACACAGAAGCCACTGGCGTAGCGGCTGGTTTGCCAGTCCCAGTGTTCGCTCCTAATGAGGACTGTGCGGACGCCACCCAACTCCATGATGGTGAACGTGCCGAAGCCATCGTAGTCCACTGACGCCTCAGTTTCCCATACTTCCCATGTCGTTACATTCGGGCCGCTCATGCCGCCCTCTGCTATTGCTATGTTGATTGTGCTCATATTTGCTCGTCGTTTCTAAGTGCCTCAGGATGAGGCGTTGCCCCAACTATCCTGAATTCAAGATAGTTGAGAGATTTACCATCGAAAAATGGAGTGCGCGGTCGGCGTTTACCCGACATCTGCGGCTCGCTGGCCGCTCATTCTAAAACCTTGAACTACGCGCACAAGATGGGCAACCACTACGCAGGTTACCCAGTCGCGCACCGCGTTAGGTGAGACGCTACGCGGTTACTTGTTCTCTGGCTTCAATTCCTCGATGAGGAAGCCATAGATGACCTGCCTCACCTGTCGGCGCTGCTGTGGAGCGAACGCCTTCATGAACCTGTCCCACTTCTCGAGCACCTTGTCCTCGAATGACTTCTCAGCCTTCGCCTTCTTAGGCTTCGATGGTGCGCTCGCTGCGGCCTGCTTGAGCGATTTCTTCTTCTCGATGACCGCACCTAGTTGGCCCGCCTTAGCCGCCTTGACCGCCTGCTCCGCCTTGTGAGTGCTCACCTCAGCCTCCTTGGCTATGTGAGCGGCCACAGAGCCTTTCTTCCCATCGGCGCTAGGTGCGCCGAAACTGCCCTTCTTAGCCATGCGATCTTTGGCCTCGGCTTCCAGCTGTGGGAGCCTGATCTTCGCGACGAGAGCGACGCGCTGGTCGTCATTCAGATGGCGTCTGAATATGTTACGACTGAGAATCACCTGTGGTATCTCGTCGTCAGTGCCTTTGAATACTTCCATCGGCACCTGCTTGGCGTCAGTTAGGTCTAAGCCCAACTCCATCGCGATCATGTATCGGTTTCGGCCGTCGATGATCGTGTCCTTAGCCTTGTTGACTAGGATGGGAACGCTAATCCCATGGGCCTCGATGTCGCCCTTCAATTCCCGCATTAGCTTGGCGGGTATGGTCGGGAACATCTTCGCTATAGGGTGAATCTCCATCGCACTCGCGGTGGTCTTGCCCTCTTTTGCTGCCTGCTTGATAGCTGCCGCTCCAGCGGCCAGCTTATCTTTATCTGCTTTGGTTGCCATGTGGCTACCTCCTATGTTACTTAGTCCCTTCCGATGAAGGTGCGGCCTTGGGACTAGGCGACCGCATCTGAAATTGTTTGAAGCCGCATCTGATACACTCGCGGCCCGCGTTAGTGTCAGCGATGGTAAGCCAGCGCCACTTGTGGCCTAGCCACCGACATAGCCAGTTACTCCTTTTCATATAGGTCTTGGAGTGTATCGAATAACGTGATCTCCTTGAGACACGCATCGAGGATTAGAGCGTTGACTCGCGCTGTCATAGTCGCCATGACAGGTGGCGGGTGAAATTTGTCCATCCACGCCACTACGCGGTTAGGGCCGATGCCGCCCTTAGCCATCGCCAGTGTGATGCGTGCGGCCAGCTGGGCGCTTGTGCTCGCTATCGTCTCGACGAGTAGGTTGAGCCGTGCTTCCTCGTCGCTCATGGTCGCCACTCCTTGGGCAGCTTGGCTACGAGCGTGTCGCGGAGCAGCCAGAGCGCCCTGTAGATGACGTTTGTATTCATCCGCTTGGATGGTGGTAGCTGGTCGAGCTCGCGGTCTATCTCGGCAATCGTCGCTCGGTCTTGACCTATCCTCCGCTCCTTCGCTGTGGGCTTATATGGCCTGCCCTCAATAGGCCGTTCTTGATGGTCGGGTTCTACGTGACTCATAGTGTGTCCTTTCGTTGTGTGTATGTCTGCCTGACGCCCACCATGCCTTCATGGTGAGCGGGTAGGGAGACACCTCTATCTTACCTACCAAGGTCTCAGTGATACCACGGCTGGCGGCAACATGCTGTGCATGGGCTGCGCCAGATAGTAGGCGTGCATGTGGCGGCTCACTCGGGTGATCGTGTAGCGGTAGTGACTCCATAGGAGCTTATTGAAGCAGCGAATGTAGTCGCCATAGCTCACTACAGGCTCGTTGAAAAAGTCGCTGTATAGATGGCGGAACCATCCTATGCGTCTGAGCGCCGTGTCGCTCCAGATGAGATACTTGGGCGCTTTCGGTCGCTGCATGACCTTAGCTACGGGCCAGTCGCGCTCAAAGAAGCGCACGTTCATGGTAGGGAAGTCGAGCACTACCATGTCTGCATCTACCGTGCCCATGAGTTCCTTAGCGTCACCTATGCCTACGGTAGCTCGACCATCGAAGGCGCTGTGTAGCTGCCTAACACAGTCGGGGTCTATGTCGTAGATGGTGTGCGCGCTCGGTCTGAGCGTTTCCTGCACGATGGTAGCGAAGATGCCTACGCCACCGAAATACTCCACGACGCTAAGCCCTTGTGGGAAGTCGCGGATGATGTGCATGAAGCAGGCCTCGTTCATCTTCGACGCCTCGCGGTCGATGTGGGCGAAGTGACCGCCAGCGCCACCCTCGACTAAGGGCAGAGGCCAGCGGCCACCTACAAGTAGCTCCCTCACTTAGTGACGCCTACGACGTTGCCCTTCTCAAACATCAGGCCGTTACTATACACGTCGATCTCGCGTTTACCCACGATGCGACGTATGGCGGGCGTGCCTTCCACTTGGCCCGCCGTCTGCCGCTCGATGACCCAGTCATGGTGCTCCACCTTGCGGACGCCATGCTCGCGCCTGTCGTCGGCCTGCGCCATCTGGATTACCATCGCCAGGACTATGAGACCGATGACGCCACGGATGGCCGTGTGCCACACGCTAGACGCCCATCGCCTAACAGCCTCATCGGTGTCGGCATAGTGGCACGTCACGGGGTTAGCGTTGCCGCTCACACTCGCTATGAAGCCCTCGCCAGTTCGCACCAGTGTCACATTGGCGAATGGCCCTCTGAAACTGAGCATGTTAGGCCCAGTCTCCATGTTGCGCCGATGAGCCTTACCGCACTGAGGTGCGTCATCTACGGGCTTGCCCGCCAGCCATGGGCTGATGCGTTGCTTCCAGACGGGAAGCGTTCTTACTAGTCGTGCTACGTTAGTGTTCATATGTTACTGCCTCCTAATCCAGCCCTGATGTGTGTTAGTGAGACCGACTAGCGCGGGCTGAACGCCATCGGGCCACGTGCCGAAGCCAGTAGGCTCAACTTCCTCGTAGTGACGATAGATGAGTAACTGACTCCGCTTGGCTTTCATAGGCACTGACTCCTGCGCGAGCAGGATGGCCTGTGCAGGGTCACGATGTGCCCCATAGCCGTTGTGATGAACTGCGATATACCATGGCGGCTCCACGTTCCAGTGGGTCGTCAGTGGTGTTCTAACTGTCGCTTCTACTGGCTCCGCCGTGAGCGTGAGCCGTTTCTTTGCTATGCGTCTCATAGCCACCTCCTTGTTGCTTGTTGTCGGTCGCATTGACCCGCGACCATCGTGGGTTGGATTGCTCCGTGTCGTGCGCCACGCTTACGACGCCCTGTCCCACGGGTGGAGACTCGGGGTGCGGTCAGCCGTGACGCACGATATCGGAACGATCTATACTCGATCGCGCTCTCGCGATTTAGGAATTAGCTTCCCTCTCTCGATGGCGCTTAGATGAGACTAAGGATGAGGCGCTTAGCTGTCGCTGGGCTAGTTAGTCTGACTGACTGCCCGCCGCTCGATAGGTAATCCATCGTGCCTTGCGTCGTGTTAGGCACGACTGAGCCGATGCGTTGGCCATCGAAGATGACCTCAGCCGACTCGCCATAGGACTCCATCTCGCGCTCCACTTTACCGAACGGGCCTAAGGCCTCCTGTAGCTCGGCATACATGGCTTTGCGCGTGTCATCGAGTAGCTTCGCATCGTCCTCACCGAAGTCGAGGAAGCCATCTGACGCTGCAATGGCGAGTAGCTTTTTGCTGACGCGCCCATCTAACTTGCTGAATGTGTTCATAGGTGTCTCCTGTGTTGTTGGTTTACTGCGGGTGAAATTCGGGGTCTTGATCAGCGCGAGGATGGCCCGCGCCGTTGCGAGGATGCCGTTCTGCGCGTCTTTCCGTTGATCTTGCCCAATCGGGCAGGACGGTGGGTTGAACGCTGAGACGGCAATCCTCGCGTGATTTAGGCCCATTCAGGCGTAATGCGCGAATGGGAACACGTCTTGCATTAGCTTGTGGAAGCGAGGCCAGTGGTAGTGTTCCTCGATCCACGGCGCAAGCCTCAAGCCGTAGAATGGGAGCCAGTCTTTAGTGAACTGCTCGCCATACATCCTCATGTGATCGGCGTCGAGCACTAGCTCGATAACGTCCTTACGTGGCATCTCAGATAGGCCAGCGTTGGCCCATAGGGAGTTAATCATGTCCTGCCCTATGGTCTGCCATGTGCGCTGGCAGGCCCGTTTGAACCTATCGAACTCATCGGGTGTTAGCCCAAGATACTTATCGTTTTCCATTTGTAACCTTTCGTGTTGGTGGGTAGTAGCCACGGTCAGTGGGCTTCCGCACTAAGCATGGATGCGAGTGCGCCGCGCCACCGAGTGGCCGATTGGCTGGCAGCACCATCGCGGCCAGTCGTGTTTTGAAGTCCGCTATGGACTCTGGTTGGCAAAGCCACCAGCGCCTAGCGCCACTGCCGCCTAGATGCGACAGGCGCGGAGCCATAGTGACCTTACAGTTAGGACAGACGTTAGGCTTCATGTGTTACTTGCCTCCCGTCCAGCTGGCGAAGATGTTCGCCACGACTGGCGAGACCTTGGTAGAACCATGGCCTAAGCCGCCGTCTTGAACCTTCACATACCAGCCATACTCGCGGCACTCGATGTGGCCGCTCTTTTCGAGCGTGCGCAGGTGTCGGCGCTGCGATGGTAGAATGTCCTTTGCCTGAATTCCCGGCACCGCCCTAATGGTAGCGATGCAAGCCGTTTGCTGCCTAGCGTCTCGCGTGGCGAGTTGCTCTGCTGTTAGTTTCATAGGTGTCTCCTTGTGTTAGTGGGCTGAATTGCCCGCTCTGGCGACGCCCTGTGGTGCCGCCAGTTTCGGGTTACTCTTGCCGTAGTAGGTTGAGATGGGCCGCGTGTAGGTCATCGCGTTCGCGGTTGAGAGCGTCGATCCTCCGATCAATCGCCTTCATCCTACGCTTGAGGCCCGCCCGCCCGCCGTGCTTATCCGATAGCTTCATCCAGTAGTCGTAACTGGCTTGAGCCATCGAGCGCTTCTCGCCCGTAGCCACTGGGCAAAAGCCCATATGGTTATAGGGGTAGCGCTGGCCGCACTGCGGGCACTGATGCATCTCCTTAGTGACGCGGATCATATGCCACCTCCCACTAACGTCCTAAGGTGGACTGTGGCGTCCTTGGCGGCTATCTCCCGAGTGACGCACATCTGTTTGTGGTCGGCTGGGCTACGGCCCTTCCAATACATCTCATTGTGGTTGTTAGCGGTGTTGACGAGATAGCTTTCCATCTCGCGGACAATGCTAACCAGCTTGCTCTTAGGCAGGCCATCGAGGAATTTGCGGGTGATTATTGCTTTGCTTTTCATAGGTGTCTCCTTGTTACCGACTGACCTTCATGGTCAGCGGATGGAAGGGCAGCGCCCTGTGGCCTGCCCTCTTAATCCGCTAAACGTCCACAGCGAACGACCAATTGGAGCGATAGTGATTCCAGTGCCACAGTGGGCACTCCCATCGGCGGTCCGCTGGATGACCGTAGATGTCGAGGATGCTGGTCGCTGTAGCTCGATAGACTTGATCGCCTATGAGCCAGTAATGCCACCTATCGCTGGTAGCTATGAGCTTAGCTGGGAGCGCCATCGGCCATCCTCCTCGCTAAGTCGAGCGTCGATGGGCAAACCTCACCGCGCACCATGAGAGCGATGTGCCTCAGATGCGACAGCCGCCTAGCCTTATCGGCGATCAGCTGGTATGACGAGGCCACTTGGATGTGGCCACGCGGCCCGATGAAGAAATGCCCGCCATCGCCGCAGATGATTGCGCGTGGCGAATACTGGTCGCAGTCGATCCGCTTGACCTTGACGGTCATATTCAGATGCGTCTCGAAGCCTAACGGGACAATCTCAGATGAGATGTGGTAGTTACCCTTATCGTAGCTCACGCTGTTCTCATAGAAGCGCATGATGCGGTCTATAGCGCGTTGCTGTGACTTATTGATTTTGGTTTCCATAGGTGTCTCCTTATGAGTTGATTAGTCCAAGCACCATCTGGAGCGACCTAACGTCGCCAGCGGTGCACCGATGCCCGAAGGCGTTTCGGTAGATGTTGTGAGCCAGTGCCCAACGAGTGTCCTCATCGGCCTCGTCGAGTAGGAACTCGGTCACGGCTCCATCGCCGTAGCTAACGCTCGATTGGTCGTTGGCCTCATCGTGCGCTATGTGAACGTATTTACCACCGATTTCGATGGTGATGTTTTGTAGTGTCATAGGTGTCTCCTTGTTACTGCTTCCTTCATTGGAAGATCAGATCTAGCGGCCACCGCAGTGACCGCCGCATCTAACCTCAGTGTTTGGCGGGTATCGCCGCCAGCGTCCGCCAGATGGCCAGCGCCTCACGCGCTACCATGCTGTGGCAGATGCAGCCCCACGCCGTATCGGCGAAGCGACTCATCCCGCTGCATGGCATCCATCCATGGCAGCGCGGACAAGCCGCCGCATAGCCAGCGTGGTGAGCGTTGGCCTCATTAACCATGTTATCCATAGGTGTCTCCTTTCTTGAACGGTAGATCGACCACAGCTAGCGGCTTCGCTGGTCTGCTAGGCCCGCACTGGCGGATATTTCCATGGGCTCTCCCTGTCGGGTCGGCCTCCATAGTGCTAACTAACTGCGGTCGATCTACCGCTCTGTGTTACTAACTAAAGCTACTGGCCACCCATCGGCGACCAGTGTGTCTTAGCTAAGTAAGTTCATCCATCCCGCTCGCAGCGACCTTGTCGGTCACCTCAAACTTGCCTATCTCGTCGCCCTTGTGAGTGACTTTGACGTTGAGCGTGTAGCCGTAGTAGCTTTTTGCATAGCGGCCACCGCCCTCCTCTAGCTGGTCGCACCCATCCTCCTCGGCCTCGAAGTCGTCGCTGCTACCATCGGGGTTAGCCAGCGCGAGCTCGTCCATCTTCTTAGCGATCTCGGCGGGTAGCTCAGCGTCGGTGTTGAACGTGTATTCTTTCATCTCGTCGCCACAGCAGCTGCTGTTTCGGACGATGCGAACTTCGACGGCCACCGATTTGTTTTCGGCGTCGAACTCGACTGAATTCACCTCTGGGTCTTGAAGCTCAAGGCCCGCGAATTTGTTACATGAGGGACATAGCTGTGCCATATAATACTCCTGTGTTGGTGGAGCTTGATTGCTCCACGCTGACCGCCGTGACGATCAGCGTGGAACACCCTCGGGTTGCCCCGAGGATGCCCGCCTTAGTGCTTTTGGGTCGTGGGCTGACTGATCGTCCACGACCGCTCACGCGGCCCTACCTCAGCGATTCTAGCACCTTGAAGGCGCTGCCCCTCTCGGCTACATGGCGCTTGGCCGATTTCAGGTAGTAGTCCAGTGGCTCATCAAGGCGCTCATGGATGTGAACGAGGATGTCGTGGGCCTTGACGCCGTGGTTCAAGTAGATGGCGACCGCCTTAGCGAACGCCTTCACTGACCGACTGTTTTTGCTATCGTTGCAGCGTTTGCACGCTGTGATGAGATTGTGTTCATCATTGGTGCCGCCATGGCAGCGGCTAACAATGTGGTCGAGACAGAGCGAAGCGCCCTGCTCGACTGACTGACCACAGTAGGCGCACGCCAGCCCATCGCGAAGATAGATGGCGAGGCGCTTAACCTGACTGATCCAATTCATACCGTGTTTGTTACCGTGTGGTTTCATAGGTGTCTCCTTAGTGCATCCATCCGTGAACCAGATGGGCGATCTCAATGATCGTGTGAAGCGTGTGGTGGTGGTGGTGGGCCTTGTGAATGGCCATGTGAGCGAACTTGATTACGTGTTTCATCGTGTTACTAGGCGGCGACATATCCCGTCGCCATTGGTGTTAACTACCATCGTTAATCGATGGCAGAGATGGTAGCAGCCTTAGGCGCTGTCGCCGTAGCTGCTACCGTGCTCTGCTATCTGAGCCTCCGCGTCATTCCGCGACTGACATCCTCAGCGATCCGAGTGGGCCTGCCCTTACGCGCTCCCTCCGCACCGTCGTGTGCCTCATTGGGTTTGCCTGTGAGCTACCTTTCATCCTGAGCGACTACGTGTCGCGACCTACGCTATACACCGCGTGTCGTCCCTCCCAGCGCCGTGTGGCGTTGAGGTTGTCCGTTAGTGGGCATCCCACTGTGCCGGATAGACTTGGCCCGTTTTATTAGCGTCGCGTAGCGGCGACGAGTGGCTCCCGACCGTTACCGATCGAGTTTGGTAAAGCGGCAATCACTATAGCCGCGTATGAACTACTCATCTGCACTACAGCGACCCCAACGACACATACGCCACGATTGACTGTCATCGTGGCGCGATTCGTCGAGCGGCTGACCCTTGGGCTAACGCCGTTATTCACGGGGCGCTTTTTCAGGTTTGCTTCGGTTTCGTTCATCAGGCCATTACTAAAGCGCCTAAACAAACAAAAGAAAACAACTATTTTTGCTGAGGGCAAAATACTTTGTAAAGCGCACGTCCTTAGAAAGTTACGCTATCACGATGGGATTCCATCGGGTTTTAGATAGGGTGGCGTCACGGACTCCATTCTACGCGGCCATGGTGAAAAGTTGCCTCTCGTTGATTTGCCCCATCGAGTGCCCGATAGAAGTGCCATCGAGGAGGATCAACCGTGGCCGCAGGCAACTTACGGCACACGCCCATCTGCACTATGAGCCAGCCGTTTGCATAGTGACGATGGACAGGCCGCAGCGCCCATCGTCGATGAGGCCCGCGCCCGCGCTATCGGCCTATGGAGTCGGCTATCTGGTCGGCGTTGCGCTCAAGCTCACCAGCGGTCTCATTGGACAGCTCGATGGCCTTGTAGCGTGCGAGGATGCCCGCTATCAGCGTGCGCCTACTCTGCGTGAAGGATCGTGGCTGAGTGTCGCCGCGAGCCTTATGGCGTCGATCTCGCTCGTCCTCGGAGCACACGATGTGGAACAACTGAAGCTCGTCGTATGTGACCGACGATAGGAAATTGTGGCGGGTCAGCCTGTCGCCCTCAAAGGCCACCGTCGCCGTAGCTGGGCGCGTCTTGAGGAATTTGATGGCATCGCCATAGACCGCCATCGAGAGTTTGTCCGTGCCCGCGAAGATTTCATGGTCGTTGTAGAGGCCGAGCACATAGCGGTCGCGTGTGTAGGCCCGCCCGCGAAGCAGCCCGAATTTGAACTTCATATACTCCAGTCCAAGCCGCCTCAAGATGGAGCGCATGAGCGCTGTTTTACCTGTCGCTGGCTCGCCGATTATGCCAATTAGCTTCATATTCGTAAGTGCCTCGGGATGAACGGTCCCGCCAATGAACTTGAATTCAAGTTAGTTGGCGCTTCCATTGTGTGAGTTGGCCTCCTTTAGATGCTCGGGCTTGAAGGTTTCAGCGCGGTATGCCCACAGGACGCTCCAATCTACGCCCTCAGTCACGTGTGCCTGTAGGTGCGCTATCTCGTCGTGCTGGCGGTTGATGTAGTAGCCCGCCCATCGTTTGCCTAGGTGGTATTTTTTGTAGGCACACAGGGTAGTCTCCATGTTCCACATGTTATTCGCTGGGTCGAGCGCCTTGAGGTCGCGCAGGCCCGCGTCCAGCGACACCTGTAGCATCTTCATGTCGGTCTGTTTGATCTGATGACCGTCCTCATGGTTGCTTAGATCGGGCCTGCCTATCGCCAGCGCTAGTCCGTTGCGGCATGACTGAGCCTCACGCACGTTCATCGTGGGCGGTTCCATCGGGAAGCCCGTGACCACATGGACAGCCTCGGTGTAAAGCCACAGGCCGAAACGTCCCATCTGAAACCACTGTGAGGCGTCCTTGCTGACTACGTCATAGGTGGCGAGCGGGTCGCGTGGCACTTCTCTCGATCGCATCCACATCTCCTGGCTGAGCGGGCGCACCGCGTCCGCGTAGGAGCGTAGCATCTGAACCCACTGATTGCGGGAGCGCACCCATCGGCGGTCAGTCTGGAACAAGACCTTTTCGCGGTTGAGTTTCCACCATCGCGCCGCCCTATCGAAGTCAACGTTTTCCCAGTCCGGAAACTCGTTGTAGATGTAGAACGTGGTCGCGCCGCAGTAACACGTTGAGTAGATGTAAGCCAGCCAGTAGCGTTGCTCCGTGTTAAGCTCGTAGCGTTCGCAGATGTAACGAAGCATTGAGTAGCTAGGGTCAACGTCACCTATGGCCCGACTGTAGGTGTGGTAGTCCACATAGCTCATCTTGTCGCTGTAACTAGCCCACATGGTAGGTCGTCCCTGCTTCGATGGACTTAGGCAGCTTGAAGCCTGAGCGCCTGAATATGTCCTGTGTTGAGCCGATGTAGTGGGCGCTGGCCTCGCGCACATGGTAGAGCGGGCGCTGGCGATTGCGGAGCGCCAGTAGCTCGCCGTGGTAGAGCATGACGCCCGCGAAGCTAAACGTGCCTAGCCTAACCCACTGCTCCCAGTCCTCGCCGTCTAACACCTTGCGCACGAAGATTTCTCCATCGTTATCCGTCTCGGGCTTGAAGCCGAACTCCTTGCCCCACTGCTCCTTAGTGGTCATACGGATGACGCCATTGAACGCCATAGCTACGTCACCTATGACGATGGGCTGGTTAGCGTCATCGTCGTGCCAGTCGCCGCTGGTCGAGTAACGGCAATGCGCGATGAGGCTTAGATGGCGGCCCACATACTCGAGAGCGAGCGCGGCCAGATACTCTCGCGCCTGCTCGCGAATTAGGAACTTGTCGCACCCGAGCGCGCCATCCGCATGCACGTGCGCGACTCCGAACGAGTGCAGCCCGCGTATCTTACTCGCATCGAAAAGCGCAAGCAGCCGCGCAGCCGCTCGCTCGCCGCCCTTGCCTGAGTAACCTATGACCGCGCACATAAAAGGAAGTCATAATCATGGTCGGGTTGCCAGTTGCGTGCAAGGATTTCATGGTGCAATTCTTCACCGCTCATGGCGGTAACACGACTGGTAACACCGCGAGCGCCGATGGGCGTCTTGTCGGTCGGGAACTTAGCCGCCTGATGCGGGAGTGGCGAGTCGATCTGGATCTCGCCGCCCTCACAGAAGCCCCACACCTGATGCCCTAGCGACCAGTGTAGGCGTAGCCCTAGGTAGCTGCCTGCCTTTGACTTGATGCGGGCGCAGCCTAGGAACGCACAGTGTTGTAACATGGCCCGCGACAGTTGGAGCGCGTAGCCTTGGCGACGATGGGACGGTGTCGTGTAGGCGAGCGTCCAGTTGCAGTAGGGTTCCCATATGTTCTTTTTGCGCCGCCCGATGTGGATGGTGCCAAAGCTCAGTGGGCCTTCTGGCGAGTCCAAGGCGAACACAGCCGCCTTGCGAAACAACTCCACTCCAATGTCGCCTAGGCAGTCATAGCTGTCCTTAGGATAGCCGCCTCTACGCTCGCGTAATGCACGCGCCATCGTCTCGCACTCGGATGGGAGCAGGAGCTCGCGGACTCTCGCGTGCTCGATCGAGTTGCATGTGTGCACGCTCATGGGCGAGCGCGTCTGTTTCCTAAACGCGAGAGCGCGTAGAGCGCGAATATCGCGAGCGTGAGTAACGCGGATGCATACGCCCACTCGAATACGCGAGTGACGTGCACGCGAGCGAGTCGCTCGAGCGCGTTAGGAATTAGCTCCCTTGGATACATGGCTCTCGATGGGAGGACGTCTGAGCGCCTTAGCGCGGGCGAGTTCTTCATCGGCGCTGCCACAGCGCTGCATCTTCTCGCGATAGTAGAACACCAGCGATACCCGCTCAAACATCCCATGGTTGCCTTTCATGGGCGTGTTACCGTGCCACTCATGCACGTCCGCACAGAGGACACAGCCAGTCCTCATGTCTAACGCCACGCGATACTTAGGGAACACGAAGTAGCAGCCCTCGTAGCGGCCACGCCTGAGGCACGACATGACGCCGAAGCCCTCCTTCAAGTCGCCCACGTCCTTATGCACCGCCGTCTGGAAGTTGCGGTTGACGGTCACTGTGGTGAAGCAGGTGTCCGCGATGTAGAAGTCGGCGCTGGTGGCGCGGATTAGATCAGACTGCGCTAGGTAGCGGTCAGGGACTAAGGCCGCGAACTCCCTGTCTATCCGCTGGATGAAGGGCATGACAGCCGCAAAGCGCCTCGGGTGCGCTAGGTTGTAGGCAGTCAGGCGACAGTAGGGAAAGCGCGGATTCCTATCGAAGAAGCCCACTATGCCGCTGTTGACTAGCTTGGCGACGTTCGTGTTACTCAGTGTGCCATCGTGTTTGATAGCCTGCGCTCTCGTCGGGCTGACCAGCTTGATGCCTATGCCGCCTCGCTCCTTGGCGATCTTCACTAGCTCCTCCTCTGAGTTGATCTGCCCTGCCGCGTAGCCACGGTTGCCAGTGGGGTTGGCCGCGTCCTTCCATACAGGGAAGGCCGTTAGGCAGTCGGCCTCCTCTATGACGTTCTGGCGAAACCTGCACAGCAACGAGCCATCGGGCTTGTAAATGTCCACGTCATCGGTGTGGAGCGTATCGTAGGCATCCTCGCCAAGTAGATGACCAGCAAGAGCGTCGGTCTGCTCGTCGTTGAGCGCGTTGCGTTTCAATCGCACGACCTTGGGCGGTGCCTCAGTCTTGTGGCGATAGTCGAGTTTAAGCGACGGTGGTAGCTCGGTGCTCCGTGGTATGCTTAGCGTGGCCATTGGTGCGTTTGGTTTGTAGTTGGCTGAATGTAGCATCGCCCTGCTTTTTGCGAAACATCGGGATGCGGTTAGCGACTAAGCCTATGTGCTTGGGCGCGTAGATGGCGAACAGGTCTGAGGCTTCGCGGTTCTCATAGCCGGCAGCGATAGCAGCCTCCTTAGTCGGGAACACGTCCGCGTGGCGGTCATGTGCGCGATCTACGAGCGCGTCCTCCTTGCCGCCCAGTGAGTATATCCAGTCGAAGTTGGCGGGCGGGTCAGGCTCGACCAGTCGCTTGAACTTACTGACCTCCTTAGTGTAGGCGTAGAAGGTCGCCCATGGCGAGCGCCTGATGATGCGTAGCCATGCGCTCAGATAGGCGTCGCTGAAGAAGTCGCCGCTGTCGTGTATGCGCACGTGTCGCCCACGATAGCGCGGGTCGCGTAGCTCGCACGTCATGCGTGTCTCCCACCATGGCAGATGATCGAGCACCATGAGCAGGTTGCGCTCATGGGCCGCTCTCACCTCGGGTAGTAGGAAGTTACCGCTCCTCGCATAGCACAGCTGGGCGCACACTCCGGCGTTAGGGCAGACATTGAAGTTTCGGCCGTCGCTCAGTCGAAGCGCCCATGCTGGTAGCGTCCAGTTGTAAGCGCCATCGCGCTTGAGCAGGCTATTCTGTGTGAGCAGCCACTTGGGCAGTAGCTTTTCCATTGCGCTTACCATAGCACTCCGCTACCGCTTTAACGACTGTGTCGGTGATGTTAGTGATCTCCCAGTCTTCGCCTAGGACGCGCACTTGCTCCATGAACTCGGGCAGAGTCTCCACTGTGAGGAACAGCTGCACCATCCGTATGTGAGCGGGTATGGTCTCGTCGCCCTCGCCAGCGATAGTCGTCTCTGCATCGGTGTCAGGCGTCATCTTAGTCAGCATGGCCTCTAGCTCCTTAGCTGAGAAGCCAGTGAGCGGTAGCTCATAGCCTTGGCCATCCAACTCGGTGAGGATTTCAGATAGCGCTGGCAAATCCCAGTCGCCACCGTGTTTGTTGGCCGCGATCATGGCCGCGTTCTCGGTGGCCTCGTCCCACTTGACCTCACGATAGACGAAGCGTTCGCCGCGATACAGCACGACGCCCTCCGCGACGGTGCCGCGTGGCGTGGGCTGAGGGAAGCGCCTGAGTATCTCGACTGGCAGGTTGCCGAGGATCTTCACGCGCTGGTGGCCGCCTACGAGGTGGCCTGTGTTGAGGTTCACGACGAGTCCACTGAGGTCGCCATACGCGGCCATAGCTTTCTTCAGCGCCTCCAGTTGTTCGTCAGTGATTTTGCGCGGGTTGCGCGGATTGGCCGAAAACTGCGAAAGCCGTATTTCGGGGTCTGATTGACGTTTCGGAGGTGTCTCCGCGTTGCGAGGATGCCCTGTAGCACGTTTGTTTGGGGCGTCCGCTACCTTGACCCTACCCGATTTGGCGGACTCGTTCTCGGGCATCGTCGTTGCTTTTGGTGGTTTCATGGTGTGAGGATGGAGATGTAGCCACCGTCCGGCCCGAGCACTTGATTGGCTGGGCTATAGTGGCCTGAGTTGTTGACGTTATGGACAATCGCTATCTGCGCGCCAGAGGCGGCTTGGCAATCCAGTGTGACGTTACCTGTGACCGCGTTAGTGGCGTTCAGAGCGGTCATGATCAGCCCTAGCTCGACGGCTACGAGGCCTTTGCCGTTGAAGCCTACCACGATGCCGCCCGTGGTAGCGGGCGCATTGCTGTTGCCGAAGAACGCCTGTGTGTCGCCTCTCACGCCAGTCGCGTTGCCGCAGATGTAGGAGTAGGTGCCACCACCGCCCGTGTAAGAGCCTGCCACAATCCAGACGCCATAGGTGAAGCAACCAGTCCATGACACGCGATTCCATCCATCCGGACTGTTGGGTGCTATGGCTATGCTCCCAGCTGGGCCTGCCGAGATACCTATCTGACAGCCGTTGGCCGCGACCACGGGGTTCACGTTCAAGTTACCATTGGAGCTACCGTAGCCCACTTGGAAGCCTACGACCGCCATGTTCTCGATGGTCGAGTTACCGTAACAGGCGACGCCGTTGCCTACCTGTGCCGTGGTAGATCGCAGGCCGAAGTTCTTGATGAGGCCGATGCCAGTGCGGCAGTCGAACATGGGCGTGCTCGCGCTGAGCGTGCAGGCGTATTGCGATGGGAACAACACGACCTTTGTGTTGCCTAGGGCCGCTATGGTGGCGGGTGGCGCGACCGCTTGCATGATCATCCTGACCACGATGTTCTGGCCAGCGCGGATTGAGGTGACGTAGCCACAGCTTTCGAGTAGGGCGTGCGGCGCATTCCATAGGTAGATAACATCGTTGACCGCGATTCCCGATGTGTCCGCCATGTTGAGGGTCACGCTCATGTTCGGGAGCGTGCCAGCGACCGTCACGTTGCCCGTGACCGCCCGCGAGATTAGATCGTGGCCGATGATTTGTATCTGGCCCGCGTTCGGGTGGTCAATCACGATCGGTGCGCTCTGATTGAAGTTACCTGACCACACGTGCACTGTGACCTTCCTGTTAGTCGGGATGACAAGATCGGCCACGCTCGCGAGGGCCGCTTCGATGGTCGGGAACAGGACGTTAGGATCGCTGATGCCCGGATATGTCTGTGGCACATAGAAGTCCAAGTCACGCGGCACTACCTTGACGCCGATGGTAAGGAAGTCCTCACTCGGGTCTTCAATGATCTCCACATGGTAGCCCGCGACAAGGCGCTTGAAGTTGAGGACGTTGCCCGCTGCATCCTTGTAAACGCCAGCGCCTACCGTGTCAGGCCCGATGTTAGAGCCGATGACGTTCTCGCTAGGCCCGATCTGCACGACAAGGTTTGCCGTTGGTATGCGGTCCACTATGAGCTTGATCTTGAAGGTCTGGACTGTGGGCGCGGCTGGGTCAACTGGGATGGGCGCGTCTGTGAAGCAGTTAGCGACTGAGTATAGGCGGTCAGCCTCAGTGCCTATGTGCGCCAAGATGCCTACCTCTTTCATCAGGAACGCATGAGGCGCTTGCTGGCTAGTGAACGAGCCTTCGACTAAGAGCGTGCCTTGGCCGTAGTCGCGCTTAGCTGAGATGGTAACGTCCATCTCATGAGCTATGAGGGCGGTGAGCGGCCATAGGTCGCTGGGTTGGGCGGCTGCTCCGCTGCCCACTGTGATCTTAGTGATCGTGAGTGTCGCGCCGTTCTGTGCGCGCCCGAGCATCGAGCGTCCAGCGTCGGTGAATTCTTGTTTAGATAGGCTCATAGTAGTGTTGTTATGGTTTCACGACCCACACTTGTAAGAAGGTATCGTAGATGGTGTAAGGTGCCCAAGCGCCACTCTGTAGTGACGATGTGTATCCGGGATTAGCTGTGCCGCCGAAGTAGTAGTGAATCCCACCGCCAGTCCCAGTCCATTCGACAGATGCGAAATACCAAGCGCCAGCCTTGAGGTGGACTTGATTCCCGCCATTGAATACGAAGTCGGTCGAGACGGTTAGCGCCGTTGGGAGCGTAGCTACGTCAACAGGATCGGATGTAGCTACGAGTCTGGTGGGCGCTTGGGCTGGCGCTTCGTAGATCTTCACGACAGCGTTACCTGTGGGAGCGCCTACCTTCCATATCCACTGAGGCACTTTCGCTATGCGGCCACCTGTGGACAGGAAGCTCTCGCCTGAGCCTGTCTGTGTTGTCCCGTCTATGGACGCTTCGTTGTAGGCGTCCAGTGTCGTGTAGTCCACATCGACCACGGGTGCGCCTGCATAAGCGCCCACGGGTGGCGTCCAGATGGCCTGTTTGTCGCCGATGTATTTGTCGATGGTCATGCGGTCGATGGTCGAGAGCACGCCCGCGTAGAGCAGGATAGCCTTCATGTAGGCCGCGTTACACGGGCTGCCATCGCCGCGCATTCCTATCCTGTCGAGCGTCGTGCCTGATGCCCACGGCCCGCTGTTACCCATGATTCGTGGCTGGCCGTTCTGCCACACCTTGAAGTGAAAGTTAGTCCCATAGTCGGATTCCAGAGTGACTAGCTGGAAACTGTTTTGTAGTCCATAGGGATCGTTGTAGGTAGTCCAGCGTAGATACGCATCATTGAAATACCAGTTCGGCCCATCGCAATCTATGGCCTCTGGCGATGGCGCACCTGCTCCATTACTCATCACCTTAGCGTTTCCATTCATGCCCCAGTAGCCGAAGAAGAACAGAGTGTAACCGCCAGTTATAGGGAACGATGGGAAGTTAAAGTAGCAGTTAGCTCCAGTCGGGAAATACAAGGCTGGCCCTGTCGTGGCATACGGTGTTCCTTCCAGATGCGATGGCCTTATGATATCCGCTTCAGCCATGGCGTCCCTGAGTAAGTCGCGCATCAGGACGTTAGCCGCGTAGTAGGGCGGATTGACTGCCACTGCATCGCGGACGTTCCCGTTCAGGTCGGGCCAGAGCGTGCATGGAGCGCCATCTGCGAGAACGAGCGAGTCGGCCTCCCACCATCCGGCCAAGCCCGCTACCGTCTGCGGGATGGCGAGTGCATTGAACGCTAACGGGTCGGGGTCTTTATAGGCACTGTCGTTGGTAGCACTGATGATCTTGTTACCCTTAGAGGCAGGCCTATAGGTGAACGTAGCCGATGGCGTAGCACCATCGAGCACCACGCTCGGAGGCGTGAAGCTCCCTCCATCGCCGTCGTCGCCAAGTGTTACTTTCATGGTCGCTAGTCTAACTGGACTGTGAACGGTGTCGAGTCCGCGCCCACTCCACCCGAGGTCGGGCCTGTGATCGAGTATGTGGGCGTGGCGCTGGTCAAGACGATGGGCGGTGGATTCTCTAAGCCGCCATCGTTGGTCACTGTGATCGTCACGTCGCCCTCCATAGCGGGTATGTAGGCAAACGTCGCGCTCCTATCGGTAGTCGCCAGTGACACGCTAGGCGGCTCAAACGTGCCGCCCGCTCCATTGTCGCTGGGCGTAACGATGACTGGCTTGACCGCGCTGCCTATGAGGATAGCGCCTGTCCTTAGCTGCACTGTGAACGACTGGGATGGCTGTGAGGGTATGGCCGTGGCTGGGCCATCCATCTCAAAGCCATGGGCCTCAATGATGTAGTCTGGTGAGTCACTGATGAGCACCATGAATCGCAGCGCAGCGCCTGCCCATATGATGTTGCAGTCGCTCACCACGCTGGGCCTAAAGATGCCTTCGCACCATCGGCTGATAGGCTTGTAGTGCTCGATCAGCTTGAGCACTTGCTGCTCATCGTTGGGGTCGATGATGCGGTTGTCGATGTAAACGCGGAACCGATATCGGTCATGCCACGATGGGCCTACGGGCGGGACTATGGGCGGCGATTGTAGCGCTGGGTATGGGATGGCTGGCGGGACTGTGGGCGAGAGAGGTGGCGGCAGCGGGTTGTAATACGTGAACCACTCCGCGATGGACGCTCCTCCTGGCCAGTATGTATCGAGCACCCACTGGACGAGGGCAGGCGTGCCTTTGGTCATGTGCCACTGGATGGACATTTGGACTAGGTTCTTGCGGAACTCCAACGGCTTAGAAGCCGCTTCGTCGTAGAAGTCCACATGGAATTGCCACGCCAGAATGTCGATGAGCGTAGGGTCGTTGATACCCATGATGCTCGGGATCATGATGACCTGCCCAGTCTCGTCGATGATCTCATACATCTGGTGATCGAACGCCTCGCTCGCGGCCTGCACTTGGGCATCGTAGTTGATGCTGGGCGTGCATAGCTCAATCAGCTTGGCCGTTCGCAGGGTAGTGCTCATCGCTTGGCCTTCGGTATGAACATAGAGCAGGAACACCGATGGCGCTTCCACGCGAGCTCGTAGCAGCGTCCGCGCTTCGCGTCGTGGGCGCACCGCTTGTGGCCGCACCTGCATAGATCGGTCTCGAGTAGGGGTGGCGCGGGTTGCCACGTGGCATCCATCACGTTTGACAGTCGCCCGCGCCGATTACTCGTTGTGTTATGAGTTAGAGTCATGCCGCTTCAAGGCCCATGTAATTCACGATGGGCGCGGTGTTAGGGTCGTGGACGGCCAGCTGGTTGTAGGCCATCGTTTGGAAGGTGGGTGTGGGAGTGTGAACGACGATGCGCTTAGCGCCAGCTTCTAAGCATCGCTTGCGTAGCTCATCGCAGTTTAGATCGCGGCTCACATAGGACTTTTGCCACAGTATCCAGTCGTTGGCCGCTTGTAACACGTTGTGTTGGATGGTGTCAGCTAACACCTCATTCACTTCCTCGATGTAGTAGTCCATGTTGAGCACGTAGTTGAACGGGGTAGGTGCAAACACACTGACGTAGTCGGTCAGCGGCCTCCGCGTCCACGCGCTACAGCTGGCCTTGACAGCGTCCAAGATGGGCTGAGTAGGCAGCTGCCCGCCCGCCAATAGCGGGTAGATCCAAACTTCGCCTGCTATGTTCGGGTCGCTATACACGACCGCTTGGATGATGTCGGGGTGAGCACTAAGCGCCCAAAACTCGTAGGCATCGTGCGGGCCACAGGTGCTGAAACTCTCGATGGCGAGCCATACGCGGTAGCGATATTGCTCATCGTTCTCTGCATCGCTGCCGCCCGCTGTTATGTCCGTGTTAGTCACGCTCAGCGCATAGGGCTGGTTCCAGTTGACGATGCCGCTAATCTGGCCCTGTATGAAGCCGTTGCCTACCACGCCTGTCGCTGTGGCCTTAGCGTCCACTTCGCCCGTTAGATCGCCGCTCGCTATGACGCAATCAGTCAGCGTCTCAAACACGACCGAGTTAGGCGCTGAACAGAGCGTGCCCTTAGGGATGACAGCGTTGAAAGCCAGCTGCGCGGCCAGTGTGAACTGTAGGGTGGTCAGCGCGGGCGCGGCTGGGAGTCGCATCGCCCGCTGACCGTAGAGGGCAGCTAGGTTGTCCAGATAGTCGCCCTTAGCGTATTTGAGGAGGTTTTGTTTGCCCGTGAAGTCGATGATGACACGCTGTTGACTCAGCCAGTGGCACACGACTAGCAGATGCAGACGCACAGGGTCTCCGGGCGCGAGCGTCTTGGCGATGCCAGTGAGCGCGAGGAACGCCTGCTGATAGTCGATGACGACCTCGTTGACGATGAGCGTAGGGTCTTTCACCGCGAAGTCGATGTCAGGCACGAATGGCAGGCCATACGCGGGCGAGCTCGCGTCCACGTTCGGGCCTAGGAGCGTGATGGGCGGTGGGTTCCCTATGATGGGAGGCGGGTCGATGGTCGCTTTCGTGGGCATGTGTTCTCCTTATCGTTTTACCAAGTGGGTTTCAACATCTTAATCCCGATGATGACAAATAGGATGATCGCGATGATCCATGTAGCTCGCGGTGCATACGGCCAAGCAGAGGCTGGCACGAACACGCCGATGGCGGTCAGGAGCAGCAACACCCAGTAGAAAATTACCAGTAAGCCAGTGTTGTCTTTCATATGTTTCTCACCTCCTTTGGTCTTGGGTTGTAAGTGGTTGGCGACGAGTGACTTTAAGCTATCTTGAATTCAAGTTAGTTGAGAGGCTATTTGACGATGAGGTTGACGCTGTTGGGCGGGTCGATGACGATTGTGACCGTCGGCTTTACGGCGCTGGTAGGTGGCGGCTGAGTGGGCGGTGGCGTGACCGCGCCCGAGGACTTGCCCGAGATGGCCTGACAGATGGCCTCGCAGATCGGGTCAAGGTGCGCGTTGTAGATGCCCGCGTCGGCGGTCGAGTCCACGAAGCACACCTCGATGAGTATGGACTTCTCATCGGTGTTGTTGAGGAAAAACAGATCGGTGCGCTTCTTAGGCCCGCGATTCTTGAGGCCCGAGGCGTCGGCGATAGCGCCCGCGACCTTCTGAGCGAGCGCGTCCTGTGTCACGTATAGGCACTCAGTGCCCATCGGTGAGCCTGTCGTCTGATAGGCGTTGAAGTGGACGCTCACATCGAGCTCGCGTGACTTGCTGTTGTGGAAGTCCACGATGCGATTGAGGTTCTCGTTCTGTGACGTGCTCACGTCATCGTGGAAGACTGTGGCGTTGACGCCGTAGTTCTTCATGCGCTCAGCCACCTTGTTGACTACCTTGCGAGCTTCATCTACCTCATCGAGATAGCCGCTCGCGCCTCTGATGAGTTTCCCATGACCGCTGCTGATTACGATGTTCATAGCTGTGTTTTCTCCTTCTTGTTGTTACCGTTCTTGCCATTGCCGCTGACATGCTCCCATGTGCGGAGGCCCGCTAGCCCGAACACTAGGATGGCTAGCGCCCTCTGAAATTCGTATAGGTATTTGAACTCGGTCTGTGGTAGCTCCTGTGACAGCCAGTTAGGGAACGACAGCGCGGCCAGTTGGATGATGAGCACTAACAGTGGCATCGAGAAGAACATGATGATCGCGCCCCAGTTCAGAAACTGCTTCCATTTCTCCTCCCGTGGGTATTCGCCGCTCATGGTAGTTCAATCGCTTGCACTTGGGCTAAGCTCGCTGCCGCGTTGGCCGCTGCGTTGCTACTCTGGAGGATAGCATCGAACCAATAGGTCGTGCCCACGGCCAGCTGTAGCAGCTGTGTTACCTCACAGGCAGTAACCTTGCCGCCGTCTTGGACTGGCGACTGGACTGTGTTGCCAAACGTGGTGCCTGTGACAGCCGCGTTGAGGGCTGGCGCTACACCTGTCCCGTATTGGCCCGCGCCTAGCGAGAAGTAGTTGAGGTTAGAGGGATTAGTCGAGAAACTGCCTATGACGATCCTGACTAACACCTTGCCAGAGGTGGTTGGAGTGATCTTAGCCGTAGCTCCAAAGCCGCAATGCTTAGTCACAGAACCAGCGATGGTCGCTGACAAGTTGCAAGCCGTCTGGAGTATCGCGTAGGATGGGAACGTCCCAGCTGGCCCTTGTGGCCCTTGTGCTCCCTGTGCGCCAGTTGGGCCTTGAGCGCCCGCTGGCCCTTTCATGTTGCCTCGCTTAGTCCACGTCGAGGTGCCAGTCTTCTCGTAGAAGTCGCCGTTAGACGTGTCAATATACCAGTCGTTGACGTTGCCAGTGGCGGCTGCTGGCGGGCCTAGTCCCGTTGACCATCCTTCGCCCACGCCCGCGACGCCCTGTGGCCCTTGAGCGCCAGTCGTTCCCTGTGGGCCTTGTGGCCCTGTGTTACCTATCGGGCCTTGTGGCCCTTGCGCTCCCTGTAGCCCAGTGTCGCCCTTTGGCCCTTTGATGTTGCCCTTAGGTTGCCAGCCCATGGGTCACTCCTTCCCTTCCATGACCATCTGCCAGCCCTTGCCCGCCACGAATTGGTAGATGTCGCCAGTCGTCGAGTTGAGATACAGATCGCCAGCCAACACTCCGGGAGCGAGGTCAGATGGAGCTGAGGTGCCTATCGTCCACTGGCTCCCTCGCACGCCCGCTGGCCCAGTCGCGCCTGTCGATCCCGCTGGCCCAGTCGGCCCAGCTGGTCCTTGCGGGCCTTGTGGCCCAGTCTGTCCCTGTGGGCCTGTGTTACCCGTTGGCCCTTGTGGGCCTACTGGCCCTGCTGGGCCTTTGATGTTGCCTTTAGGTTGCCACGCCATTGAAGATCATCCTCCATGTAGTGCCGTCGAACTGAAAGATCGCGGCTGTTGTAGTGTTGAGATACATGTCGTTCAACTGAGCGCCTACAGACGCGCCTACGAATGGATCACTCGCCCCTGTGAACCATATGCTACCGCGAGGCCCAGTCGCACCTGTAGCTCCTGTCGGGCCTGCTGGCCCTTGTGGCCCTGCTGGCCCTTCCACATAGACGATATCGCCGCCTCCATCGCCGCCAGAGGGTGGCGTGGGCGGTGGCGTTGGCATCACCTGCACTATGCGCTGAGGCGAGTCGAAGATGTTGTTTCTATCGTAGGGCGTGTCAGTGCCGAAGATGGTGTTACTCATGTTCAGCTTGAGGTTGCATACGAGGCGACCGCTGATCACGTCGCTGGCGAACTCGATGTTGACCACTTGGACGCGAGGCTCCCAAAAGTAGAGCGCATCGAGGATGGCTATGGTCGCTTGTGACGCCTGACCTATAGGCAAGTCCACTATGGTCTGATCAACACCTAACAGGCGCTCTAAGGCCGCGCTGTAGAGTGGCGTGGCTAGGATGGTCTTGACGTTCTGAAAGATTTCCTTGTAGGCGATAGCCCCAAAGTCTATCTGCTCAAACGAGAGCATGTTGAGCGGGATGCCATCGGCGTCGAAGAACTTGATGCGCCAGTTACTGCCTAGGTCTGACTGCTGGCCATAGCCAGCCCACACTGGGTCTGCGGCTGTCATAAGCTCCCACTCCCTATGAAGCCGCCACCGAATCCGGGCACGCCTAGCATCGAGAACAAGCCCTCAGTGAACGGTATGTATTCCTTGAACGTCACATTAAGCTCCACGGCTAACAGCTGACCGCCCTTGAGCCAGTGCTTGTGATGCTCAACTAGCTCTGTGATTACAAATAGGCTTAGTCCAGGACCCATCGGCTTCCCACCTATGATGAGCGGTGCCATGAGTGCGTTCTCATGGAAGAAGTGCCATTGCGCTAGGAGCGGGAGCGGGTCGCCACACCATGACGAGTTCAGGTTGACCTTCATGTTGATCTCCACTAGGTCGTTGCCCGCCCACTCTAACAGCGGCTTGCGCAGGTGAACCATGTGAGCGCCGAAGCGTCCGGCATACTTGCGCTCGATCTCATGGAACGTCATGATGCGCCCTTGCAGACGGCCGAAAACGATAGCGCCGTAGAGTCCTTCCATTCTAAGAGCCTCCCTCCAATTCCCTAACGCGAGCCTCAAGCGCGTCGATGCGAGCGATGAGCGCCTGCACGTCTCGCGTCCCGCCAGTGTGCAGCCCGTTCGCGTCCGTATGGTGGCCGCTGGTCGTCATGTCGCCAGTATGCACGATGTTGCCCTCGATGGTAACTGTGCCTTTGAGCACGATGTTCTGTTGCTCGATGTTGACCTTGCCAGATGGACTCTGGATGTTCACGTCGCCAGTGGCAGACTTGATGGTCACATGACCGTCGCTCTCGATGTTCGTCTTAGCGCCATCGGTCGTCTTGAGGTTCACGTCCTTCTTTATCGTGGCGTTCCAGCCGCCCTTGAAGTCCTGCGTGAGAAACACATCGGCGTCATCGTTGGAGTCGCGCTTCTCGGTGTGACCGCCCTCCCATTCGCAGTAGTCCACTCGCGGATCCGTTACGGGCGGTGGCTCTTTCGATGTGTAGAACGAGCCGAGGATGGCGTAGTTACTCGTCCCGTTGGGCAGCTTCACCATGAGGACGTTATCGCTTTGCCTAGGCATGGAGAACGACCGCTTACCCTTGGACGCTATCTGAAGCACAGGCACTGGCTTCGATATGAGCGGATTGTCTTCGTGGTCGAGTCGGTCGGGCATGATGATACGGGCGTTCGCGCCTTTCTCGCTGCACTCGATCTTGGACACCTTGCCGATGCAGACCGCCACGCCGAACCGATTGTCCCAGCCTTTGGTGTAATCCGTATCTGAGAGCAGGTTCTTTTCCATTAGCGTGCTCCAACTAACATGAAATCAGGATAGTTGCGAAATTGCCGAGGATGCCGCAGGTAGCGTTTTGTGGTTGCCGCTGCCCCTTGACTAAGGACACGGCCCTAAAGTGCCGAGAACGCAATCCTCGGGGCAGCGCGGGCCTGTCTTGCGGGTGATCAAACGGCATTTTCAGTATCCTTGAAGGCATTTGCGAATTTGTAGCTCTGTCGTGTATTCGGGAGCGACCTTGTGGTGCGCGGTCTCCACGAACCATTTACCATCGAACTGCCCGCAGCCGACCAGCATAAACGTTTGGCCAGCGGCTACGAGCGGGTTGCCTATCGAAAGCTCAGCGCGGCACTGGTCTTTCTTTTTGTTCTTGTCCCTCACATGGGACTTTGCCTTGAGGTCTGCGCCCGCGTCGTCCTTGTTGAAGCTACCCACTAGCTCCTCAGTGCGGGCAGAACCACCGTTGCCGCCGCCATCGCCGCCTCCATCCTCCGACTCTGTGTCGGTGTCCACGTTCTCCTTGTCCTCAGTGCTCTCGGGTAGCTCCTCCACCTCAGGCGCTGTGAACTTCCCTTGGCTAGTCCAGCCGTCGCCTAGGTTGGCGTGACTGATCTTAGCGCCCTTAGTCGTGTCGGTAATCATCGTCACGAAGTGAGCGCCACTGAGCCGATAGGACGCGCCTGTCATGGCGACCGCCGTGTTACCGTAGAGCAACGTGAACGATGGCGCGGCTTCCTCCATCTTCTGCTCATCGAACACGATGATTTTCCCATTCTTGATTTTGACCGCGAGCTTAGCGTCGTTGCAGCGCTTCATGAGGAAACTGAGGCTGCTCTCCGCGTGCATCTCTGTGCGCGTGTAACGCGGGTTGTTGCCCGCCTGCCAGTCGAGCGTCATGTTGTTCTCGCCTGCTATCTGATTGGCTATGTCCTGTAGGCTTGTGCCATCCCATCCACGCGTCTCGGTGCTGCCTTTCAAGCGCACATCGGTAGGGATGGACGTTCCTTTGATGGACACCTTGTGGTCAGGTAGCAGGAACTCGACGCTGTCTATCCAGAACTTCCCACAGTCGAGCTTGATCTGACTGCCTATGGGTGAGAACCATCGCTCAGCTATGATGGACGCTTGGAAGGTAGCGCCCTTCTTAGGCATCCAAGTGCTGATGAATTTACCATCGCGGTCAGCTAGCTCTAGGTTGAAGTCATCGGCCTTCTTCCCATCGCAGTTGTCCTCGTAGAGCGCCGTGATGAGATAGGGCGCTAACTGACTTCCGTAGCTCTGCCCATCGAGGCTAATGTCCACATGGGCCGCTCTGACTTGACCTAGCATAGCGCCTCCCATCTATCGCGCTCGATCGCTCGCGAATTAGGAGTCTGACTCGCTCGCTCGATCGTGCATGTGTGCACGCCTATGGGCCTATGGTCGCGGTCGTCCATGGGACTAGTGGTATCTCAGTCTGGACTTCGATGGTAGGAACGATGACAGGGATGCCTGCCGGAAAGTGGGCCATCTCGCGCAGAGGGTAGTTGGCCTCTAACAGCCGATACATGAGGTGCTCGTTGCCCCGCTGAGCGCCATACACGCGAATGGCGATCATGTCCCACCAGTCGCCTTGCATCGAAACGTAGATGCGCTGTGGCTGTGGCTGGCCCAAGGCAAGCCATGTGGCGTCGGCCACGAAGTTAGTGAGCGGGTTCGGGTTAGGCTCTGGCCCGCCATCTATGATCGGCCTGTCGAATGGGTCATCCATAGCCGCCCTCGTAGCTCAGTCGCCGTTCATGTTTCTGCGCCCGCTTGAAGTCGGCCACGAAGTCGCGTGCTAGGTCGCGGAGCTTGGCGTCCAAGGTCTGTTGCGCCGCATCTGTGGCACCGCCATGTATCGTGATGTTTGGCGTGAAGTTCACATGGGTGCCGACTGAGCCGCCCATGCCTAAGGCGCGACTGGCGTAGGCCAACAAGCCCTCAGAGCGACGACCGCCCGATAGCGGGATGACTGCCTCAGGCCCGCGCTCGCCCAATAGCGCGTGTGTTGCGCGGCCTATGATGCCGCCACGCGCCAAGCCTCGCGACATCTTAAACGCTGCCGTCTGCTCCTCGCCAGCTATGCCTAGCTTGCCGAAGTAGTCCTCGCCATGGCGTTCCTTTATGTTGCCCTTGATCTCGTTCACCATGCCCTGATCAGTCAAGCCGCCTAGCGCGTTGCGGCCAGCGCCCATCTGGTTAATCATCTCGCCCACTTGCTCGCTACGTGCGTCAGACAGGCCTTTACTCATGACTGCCGCTGTCTCGCCTCTGTTATACGGCCCATAGAAGCCGCCCTTGATGAGAGCTTCGACGCCCTTGTAGTTGCCTGCTCGTTGCTGTGCCACGCCTCGATTGACCAGCGCCTCTAGGACGTTCTTTTGATCCTCAGCGCCACCTGCTTCCGTGGATAGAGTAGCGGACACTAGGTTGCGTAACTCAGGACGCCTAAGGTCTGCTACTACACCTGCTCGCTCGGCTTGCACGGCCTTGAGCGCCTCGGGTGTAAGTGGCATCTGCGCTGCCGCTGTTTGCGCCATAGCTGTTGCAGCCGCCGACGATGAGCCGCCCCAAGCCGCTCCGCCACCATGACCGCCGAAGCCACCGCCTCCACCCGTGAATGCGTTCTTGTCGCCTAGGCCAATCAGCCCTTTGAACTCCTTCCATCGGTTGATGATCGCGCCCAGTGGGTCGTGAATAAACTCCTTCATGTCATCGCCGATCTTTTTGAAGGCAGCATGGATGTGGTCGTCGTCTATTAGGTGTAACCACTCGGCGGTCTTGTTGTAGATGGCGTCCCAGTAGGGCTTGATGACAGTCAAGCCGCCGTAGAAGTCGGCCCACCATGAGAGCGTTACCTGCTTGAGATGGGCGAAGCTACTGGCTAGGCGACGGTTATCCTCGGCGAACTGCTTCAAGTCCTTCATGATGAAGTCGCCTAGCATCGTGCCTAGCGTCTCATCCTTCTTGCCCTTAGGGACTGCACCAAAGGCACTGCCTAGGTCACGAATGGACGCGGCTACATCATGCCACGTCTTAGCTGCCTCTGGCGTGCTTAGTCGCTTTGTTAGGTCGGCCATCTCGCGCCCTACCCACGTGCCTACTCTCGCTGCCACAATACCCACGTGCTCGAACAGAGGCTCGAGTTCGTGCAGCGCGCCGCGCCACGCCTCCGCCATCTGTGCTCTCGCGGGCAGGGTCGCGAGGCCCAGTCGAATCCGCATCTCGTCCATGTCGGTATGGAGCTTGTGGATGCGACCTTGATCGCTACGTAGCTCTCTGGCGTTAGTGCCAGCCGCGAAAGCGCCCAGCTTCTTCAGGTAGTTATAGCGACGCAGAGCGAAGTCGCTATACTGCTTCATGTCCTTGAACTCCTTCTGCTGGTTGTCAGTGAGGATAATGCCATACTCGCGCAGGCCGCGTGTCATGCCTGTGCGTATGGCGACGCCATAGACCTTAGTGAGCCGCGCCATCTCCTCCTGTGAGGCATTGACGCCCCTCGTAGCCACTAACAAGTCAGCCATCCCGCCAGCCGCTTCCACGATGTATTTGGGCGGCATGCCCGAGTTGGCCAAGTTAGCCGCGCTAATGTCCAGTAGCTCCTTAGATACAACACCTTGCTTGGCGAGCGCCTCATTGGCCTCAAAGATGGCCGCTGTCTGTGCCTTGGCCTTAGCTAAGCCGCCCTTGCGAATCTCATCGTTTTTAAGCAGGGCGACAGTGAGCTTACGCTGTCGATCTAAGAACTCATCAGCCGCCTCAGCCGCGCCCTCGAATATCGAGCTAAACATCTTGCCTGCACCTAGCACGCCTACGAGAGCGCCTAGGCCGCTGAGCGATAGACCCAACTTGCTGAACGCCGACCCCATGCGATGGGCCGCGTTCTCGATGGAGCGCATGCGGGTATGGGCCGCTTGCATGACGCTCTTGAACGAGCCAGCCAGCTTAGCGCCTATGGCGAACGTGGCTGTGTAGGTCTTTTGAGCGGCCATCGTGTTACTCCTGTTGTTCCTCGTTCTCCTTCTGTATCTGATCGGCTAACTCAAACATGTAGCCTAACAACTCTCCTATCGGCAGCTCCATCCAGTAACCGACACCACCTCCCATGGAGCGCGCAAGGCGGACTCCCAATGTGCGTAGCAGTCGGGCTACGCTTTCTCCTCGTCCGGCGAGCTGCCACAGGCTTTTAAAACTTCAGTCCTCAGCGGTGTGTAAAACCGCCGTGGTAGTTTCAGTATGAGGCCAAGTGGGACATCGGCGACGTGGGCGGCTATGATGCAATGGTAGAGGTGCTTCATCTCGGGCAGCGGCATCTCGTTGCGGTCAGCCTTGTAGAGCCTGTTGAACTCTCGCTCTGCCCGTTGGAAGTCTTTGCCTATCATGGCGTCGAAGTCCAAGACGAGCTCCTTGTAGCTCTGGCCATCGTATTCCACAGGCGGCTCTAGCTTCATGCGTAGAGGCGGCTGTGGCTTCTCGATGCCGATCTCGCGGAACTCGCGCACGTCATCGGCGGGTTCAACTTGCTCAGGTTGGTCGTTGTTAGTGGGCGGCCTGTCGGCGGCTGTCACATTTGGTCGTTGGCTTAGTAGCTTTGGGTCCATATGGAATTCACCATATCACGTAACGGCTACACGGTTCAAGCAGCAAAAACGGGTCTTGATCAGGCGCAGAGTTGGCCCTCCGCGTTGCGAGGATTGCCGCAGTAGCGTCAGAACGGGCTGACGGCTACGGTCGGTCAGCCGCAGGGTCAGGACGCTTTCTCGGGCATCCTCGCGCTTTGGAGCAACACCCACCATGCGCGGCCCAACTAACTTGAATTCAAGATAGTTGGGACGATGCCTCAGGTTGAGGCACTTACGCGATGGGAGCTCTGACGCCATTTCACAGGCCGATCAGCTGGCGGATTCGCTGCGCGCTATCCACGACTTGGATGCCATTGAACCAGCGGCACACGGCGTTCTCCTTGTCGATCTCCACCATGATCTTGTCGTTGCGCAGGATGCGGAGGCTGATGAGTTCATACTCGCTTTCGCCCTCGCCTTTGGCACCGACTTCCAGCTTGCCTAGGTTGAAGCCCTTGGGCGCTGTGCCCATGATGTAGCGCCATCCAGTGTGGATGATCTTGTTGGTTCCGCTGTCGTGCAGCTGATGCGCGGCCCACGCGTCCAGCTGTGCGCCATCCTGTATGGTCGCGAACACGGCGTCGTCCACGATCGTGATCCACTTGAGGACAACTGTGTAGGGCTTGAAGTGCGCCTGCACAGGCATGTCGATCTCGCCGAAGATGCCGCTACCCTTGAGCGTGTCACTTAGGTTTTCCAAGTGGGGCAGGGTAACATCCGCTAGGCCGATCAGTCGCTTCCCGCCTAGGAAGATTGAGTAGTTGGTAACGTGGTTGGGTATTTGCATGTAGTGACTCCTATGGGTAGGTGGTTGTTAGACTACGGCCTGCTCCTCAGGGAACAGGTTCTGAATGTAGGGTATCCAGTATTCGATGCGGAAGTCCAGCCACTCGGCGGGCGTAGGCACCGCGATGAAGATGTGAAACACATAGTGACCGTTGAGCAGTTCGGTCGTTGGGTTTTCCGACTGGTTGAACTCGATGCGAGCGCCGAGCAGCGCCTCGCTGTTGCTCAGTCCATCCAGCCACAGCTGTAGCGAATTCACGATGGCGTCTATTAGCCGCCGATTTCCGGGTTCATCCACCTTCTGCCAGATGGTAAGCACGACCGTGTTACCGATGTAGTCGAACATCCGCCTAACAGGGATGAACATATCCTTCACATCGGTGTTCGATGGAAAGGCCGCAGTCCTGTTACCCCATGAGCGCCAGCCGCCAATCCAGTTGAGGGCAGTCACGACGCCTTGGCTGTTGAGCATGTTAGCGTCGAGCAGGTGCATGTTGACCTCACTCCCATCGGCCAGCTGTAGCGAGTTCATGCGCAGCGACTTGTTGGATGGCGAGTGATAGGGCAGGCCACCGCCACGATAGGCGTCCGTCCATTGAAGGAGCGGGCCTTGCTGACTGGCGAAGTTGAACACCTTGCTGTCAGTCGCGCCTACTAGCGCGGGCTTGCCGAATAGGCATTGCTGCCTGTTGAACACGATGTTGTTGTCCTGCTTCCACTGGTGAACGTCTTGGGCCGTCTTCACTGTGACCGTGTCCACGTCGATGAGGCACGTGCAGGCGAAGCAGCCGTTGATGTTTTCGCACTTGGCCTCCATGGCAGCGGCTACCATCGGGTCACTGGAGAACTTCGGACAGATGATTACACCAGGCACTTGCCCAGTCTTTTGAAACACGTCCTCGATGACTTCCAAGCCTGTGCGTGCGCCAGTGGATTGATTGATGCCGCCGATGATGTCACTGGCGGTTAGAGGCGTCGCTCCCGGAATCTTGCCTTCCAGTGTGATCGCGCTGGTAGGCAACGGAATGTCGCCCGATGCTACGCGGGTGATGAT